CGAATGGGCATCAGTCAGCGAGCCCTTGCCGAGCGCCTCGGCATATCGGACGCAATGGTCTGCCTAATTGAAACCGGACGGTCGTTCGCTTCGCCCGAACTTCTTGATAAACTCTGCTTCGAGTTTGGCCTAGCAATGGGGGGGCTATTTCGATGGAAGAAGTAACCCCGCAAGCCACCCAGCAAGTCACAGAGTGGTCTTCTGTCCTCCCCGTATCACCTCAGGCAAAGCAACGCCCCCGAGTGAATAGAAACGGGATAACGTGGACACCCGAAAATACTAGAACTGCCGAAATGGAAATTAGACATTACCTGTTGCATCGCGGGGCCCCTAAACTTGAGGGTCCGCTTGAGGTGGTATTAACGTTTAATCTCGTCCGCCCAAAGTCGATAACCGAGAAAAAACGCCCGTGGCCAGCCGTAAAATCCGATTTAGATAACTACATCAAACTCGTTTGCGATGCAGCTAATTCAATTCTTTGGCCCGACGATAGTGCTATATGCATCCTGCACGCCACGAAACAATATGCTGAAACCGCGTCAATTGAGATAACCGTTAGGGTGATTAAGAAATGAAAATGTATCAAAACCAAAAAGCTAATGCAAAACGCGCTAAAAAACTTAAAGCGTATTTTAAAACGAAACCGAAAGAGACCACGAGAAAACATACGAAGAAAATGGAGAAGAAGGAGAAACGAAATGGACAGCCTTGACGTATCGGCTTGCACCGGAACCGTTTATCAAGTAAGACGCAATAACGAAAAATGGTATAGTTCATACGACCGAATATTCGGGAAAAAAGGAGACACTATGCAGACAGATACCGAAATCTTTAACTCGTCCGAACTCTGGGGCCTCGAAGCCGCCTCGTCCCGCCCGGCCCTCGAAGAACAAATCGAAATGCGGGGAATTCAACTTTCCATAATCGCAAATGCCGTTAGAACGACGGAAATACTCCAAGCCGACGCCGAAACGGCGGGGGTAGGGCTATCCCTATTAAAACCGTTCTACGACGAGCTACAGGGCAAATACGAGGTCCTAGCGATGGAAAAACAGATGCTCGCCACGAAACTTGATAAAATAGCCCAGGAGGACGCCCCGTGATGTTCGACTTTCGATCGTTCCTCTTCGGCTGCTTTATCGTGGCCGTCCCGGGCGCGTATCTTCTCGGCAAGACCCACGCCTACCGCTGGGAGACCCTCGCTACGATATGCACGGCAAACGAAGAAAAACGAAACGTGGAAATAGAAAAGTTATTACAAGCTGCCTCCGCCCAAGGCGTGCCCGTTGACCCGCCCACGCACGTTCGTGTAGGCTTAAGGAGTAAACAACCATTAAAACCCATAACGAGGTAATAACGACCGTGTTCGCTCGTATATTCTTTAAATGCAATTGCTCGCGTTGCTCCAAAGCTATCGTCGTCTATACGGGCCGCTGCCAACGCTGTAATAAAATCCATTACGTAGACGAGGCGTGTTTCGTTCCGAACAACGGAACCGACGAGGTCCACCTTCACTGCGACTGCGGCGAAGATTTGCTCTTGCAAAAACTATCGGACTCGCTAGGATGCAACTAGACATATTGCCCTTCATGCAATAAATAGTAAACGTAAAAGCAATACTTATTCCCCGCGACACGATCAACGGGAATTTTTCCTTTTGACCCACCCACGACTTTTTGTTACCATATCCGCATCCATCCAAAACGTGGAATTTAAAGACAGCGGAGAAAAGAGATATTGATGAAACGAGATATAATGGAATGTCCTTCCGAAATTTCTAACTCCAAAAAATCTATAAACTTCGAAATTAAATCTCTAATAAAGAAAGCAAAAAACTATGCAAACAAAAGAGGCTACTCCCAGTTCGCAGATGATTTCGCTCAAGAAGTCTATATTAGCTGCAGAGGAACAATTAGGACCAGCTTTTCGAACCTGTTCACGGATTTTCTTAGAAAAGAATTCGGAGATACAAGGATACCTAGCGGTAAGCTTAAGTCAGGCGCAAGACATAGAGGAGTCCCTTTTGATGGACTGCGTCCCGGATTATGCGACCGTGCTCTCTCTTACGCAGACACTCTCGCTTCTCCTGGAGGAAACGCAGGATTTGAACAATCTTCTTGGGGAAATTATCTAAACTTCCAGCGAGGACGTTGGAACTCTCTTTCAAAACAAGGTCTATATGAAGAAGTCTTTCAAATGCTTTTTATCAAGGAACTCCCTGAAGCCGAGATTGGAGACTGCCTTGGCGTTACTGAATCAAGAATATCGCAACTTAAAAACTCCATAAAAGAATCCATTAAAAGCGCCATGTGCCTAGATGAAATATGGGACTCTTATCATTACGATAAGGATAGTTCCAAAATGATTGTCGATTGGATTAGCTTATGATTTGTCCAATCTGCAAAATCCGTCCAAAAGGAAAACATCATAACGCAAAATATTGCAAACCTTGTGCGGTTCAAAGACGAAAAAAACCACGAACAACTTTAAATGAATTTCAAAAAAGAAAAGTAAGAAAGCTAGCCGGGAAAGTTCCTCAGGTTGAAATTCAAAAAATGCTTGGCGTTTGTAAAGCGTCGCTTCAGCGGTTTGCTAGGGACGAAGGGTTTCAATATAGGTTTCCAAAGTATAAAAAGAAAACAATAGATCAGGTAATTGATTATTATGTGAAACACGGGAAAGTAAAGACGCAAGAGAGATTTCCCAAGGTTAAAATTAGATCAATAATTGAACGCTATGCGCATATTCCAAGACAAAGAAAATGGACCGATAAAGAATTATTAGAACTTCCACGAATGGCTGGAATCATTTCTATGGGGGCACAGGCAAGATATTTCAATAGACCAAATGCCCATCGGGGCTCGATTCAATCGGCATGGATGAAGAAATTCCACCACGGCGGAAGTAGTATGAATGGTCTTTCGTGGAATATTGCAAAACATTATGTGCGTCCGTTTTGTCCAGTCCTTCAAACCGAGTTTTGGAGACAAAGAGAAAATTCTAAAAGAGGACTCTCGTTTTCAAGAGGTATAATTCTTTGGATTGATCTTTATGAATATCTTAGGCCAGAGGTTCCCGAACATTTGCGATCGGCAATAAAGACCTTGGCTAAGTTTCAAAAATGGCTACACGGACCAAACATTAAAAACAAAATAGAAACGATGATTGAAAGGATTGAACATGGAAGAGAAGTCTTTACAAACTAAGAAAGCTGAAAGAGTTTTTGATACCAGAAAAGTGGTATCTACTCTTGAACGCCTCATGGAAGACGTGACAAAGAACACTTGCACACCCGAAACCGTGAACGCCGCGTGTAATTGCGCGGATAAAATTACGGATATTCTTAGACTTCATCTTGATGTGGAAAGACTTAAAAGCAGATTTCATCAAAAAGAAGCTTAGGATGAGCTTTTTCAAAAAGACCTCTTAAACGGGATATGTTTAATGTCTTTTTAAACAAGGAAACAATAAATGCCAGCTGGCCGTCCAACAGATTATAAATCAGAATATTGTGATCAGCTAATTCTTCATATGAACGAAGGACTTTCCTTCGAATCTTTCTCAGCTATAGTTGGTGTTTGCAAAGATACTTTATATGAATGGGCGAAGGTAAATAAGGAATTTTCCGACGCCAAAAAAAGAGGAACAGAATTATCAAGATATTTTTGGGAAAAAATAGGCGTTGATGGAGCAACTGGAATTATTAAAAATTTTAACTGTACTGCTTGGATCTTTAATATGAAAAACCGTTTCCGTAATGAATGGGCGGATCGGCAAGAGATTGAACAAAAGATTAATTTTAACTTCAAACATTTATCCCTAGAAGAAAAGTTAAAGTTAATACCACAAGCAATCGCTGTGCTCAAAGGCGAAGCCGAGCCGCCTCTACTAAACGCAGAGGTTGTCGATGACTCCAAAAGTTAAATTCCGTCCTGCTGCCGATGCCGATACGTCGTTTCTATTCTCGACGTTCCTGAAGTCCTATAAGGAGAATAACGAATGGACCCGCGATCTTTCAGATGCAGTGTTTTTCGACAACCAAAAGATCGTGTGGGGAAAGATACTGGCCAAAGCACAGACCTTAATCGCTTGCTCACCGGACGACGACGACCAGATATTTGGCTACATCACGTATTCAAACTTTAACGGCGTTCTCTGCGTTCACTGGTGGTATACCAAGTTTACATTTCGTAAGTTCGGTATTGGAACCGTGCTGCTTAACGAAGCAAAGCGTATAGTTGGTGCCCAGGACGACGCCTTTACAATCTTAACTCACAGTAGTTATTCGTTTAGATATTTAAGAAAGAAACTACACTTACAATTCATTCCATATTTATTGGAGGAAGTACTAAAATGAAACTTAAGAATCTAAGATTAGCAAACAGCTTACGCATGGGTGGCACGGAACTTCAATTCTTTCTCGAAAAGGATTTTGATCTTGAGCTCCGTAATCCCATAATTACAATTATCTCTAAAAAGGATGGCGAGAAGACCTGCACGTCTCTTTACAACACAAAACAATTCTGTCCGGTCGAGGATTCAAAAGAAGATAAGTGAAATTCACGCCCGCAACAGCTCAGGTCTTTATCGATGAGTGCCTGGCCGAAGGACTAACGCCGAGGGCTGCACTTATTGACGACTCGTTCCCCAAACAAGCGGCATTCATCCGAGATCCATCCAGGCTTAAGGCCGCCCGTTGTACTCGTCGTGCCGGCAAATCATACGGCATAGGCTTATACCTATTTAAAACGTGTATAGATAACCCTGGTGCGTCTTGCATCTACATAGGACTGACGCGTGAATCCGCGAAACGAATCATCCTAAAGGACGTCCTGCGTGTTATAAATCGTAAATATAATTTAGGAGCACAGTTCAATGAAACGTCACTTACAGTTAGCTTCCCTAACGGCTCTGTTATTTATCTTATCGGCATGGATTCGAACGAAGATGAATCTCGGAAGGCTCTCGGCCAAAAGTTTAAACTCGCGGTTATTGACGAGGCTGCGTTTTTCCGACAGGATCTTCGACAAATTGTATACGGAGTGCTTAAGCCTGCGACGGTTGATGAGGGCGGAACTATTGTCCTCATCGGGACGCCATCGCCGCTTAACAAAGGCCTCTTTTTCGAGATTACTAACGGCCAGATTGCTGGGTGGGCCGTGCATCGGTGGAATACCTTTGACAACCGCTATATGGCAAAACAGTGGGCGGAAGAAATCGCCGATCTTAAACGAGATAACCCAGGCATAGAGGAGACGCCCCTATATAAGCAGATGTACCTGGGCGAATGGACGATCGATATATCTAAACTCGTTTATAAGTTCTCGGACGATAAGAACCTGATTGATAAAGCCCCGGACGATCTTGATACCTTTGTTTTAGGGGTTGATCTTGGTTATTCTCCAGATCCATCAGCATTTGTTGTTTGTGGATATAACGATAAAAGCTCAAATCTTTATATTGTCCACTCATACAAACGAAAGGAAATGACGTTCACTGCTGTTGCAGAAAAGATCAAACACTTACAAGGTATTTATCCGATATCAAAGGTCGTTATTGACAACGCAAATAAACAAGGCGTCGAAGAAATGCGATCTCGCTATGAGATCCCTTTCGTTCCGGCTGAAAAGCAAGGTAAAGCAGACTTTATTGAGATTTGTAACTCCGAACTTATTATGGGCCGCATAAAGTTTGTGGATGCCGAAACGATACCACTACAAGACGAGATAAAAACGTTGATATGGGACGAAACTAAAATGAAACGCGAGGAACACTCGGCGTGTGCTAACCATTGCTGCGACGGATTTCTCTACGCTTTTAGAGATTGCTTCCAATATCTATTTCAGCCTAAAGTAAAACCTAAACTAAAGACCCCGCAAGACTTAGTAGACGACTGGGAAGAAATGGAATGTGAACGCCTTGAAACCGTTAAGGCCCAACCCTTTTGGGAGAAAGATTGGAATTAATATGGACATCATAAAGAACTTAGACGACCTCGAACAATTGATTTTAATGATGAAGAAGCATAAACTAAATAGTATCAGAATCGGAGAGCTGGGCATTGTTCTTCCTACCGACGACGGACTTGAAGATTTACTAAAGCAAGACCCCCTTAAATTTGAAGATGACGAAACTGAGGTTTAAGGGTAGAGTTTTTTCTATATACCAAAATAACCAACGAGACACATACGAGTTTGCGACAGGGAAGTTAAACATCCGACAAGGGACGGTCCTCTCGTATGGCAATTGATTCTCCGGTCATTACCGAAAAACTGGCCTCTAATCGTGACGCAATAACATCTCCCTCCCGCAAGTGGTGGACTCAAGACGATGACGTAATACATCAGCATTTAAATCCCATTGTTGATAAAATAATATCTAACCAAGCTTATCGGTCCCAAGAAAATCTAAAGTACGCACGCCTGTATGCAAACCTTGAACTTAAAGGATTAGGTCCGGGCACACATACGCGCATGGCTGATTCTAAAACGTTCAGTACCTCAAGAGTTACTTTTAACGTCGTTAAGTCGTGCATCGATACGGCTACGAGCAAAATCGGACAAAGTAAATGCCGCCCGATCTTCTTAACCGAGGAAGGCAACTGGGAACTACAACAACGTGCGAAACTTCTCACGAAGTACCTTGACGGTGCTTTTGACGAGATGAATTACTATAAGACAAAACTCCAAACCTTCCGCGATGGCGGTGTGTGGGGTACGGGCCCTCTAAAGTTTTTCATATCCGACAATAAAGTTAAATGCGAGCGCCTAATAATCAACGAGCTATTCGTAGACGACATGGAAGGTCTTTATGCGGACCCAGCTTGTTTGTACCAACGTAAGTTTATCCTTCGTGAACGCCTTATGGAGATTTTCCCGGAGTACGAGAAGGTTATTGACCAAGCGGCAGTCGTCAACGCAGATGTTTATAATTCTGCAACTAAGGTCGAAATGCTTCAGGTGTACGAGGCCTGGCATCTACCTAGTGGACCAGGAGCCAAAGACGGAAAACACGCGATCACTATCGATAACTCACCACTATTAATTGAGGGATGGAAGTTTGATTTCTTCCCATTCGGTTTCTGGCGTTGGATGGATCGCCTCACGGGTTGGTACGGTACTGGTTTAGCTGAAGAGTTGCTTGGTATCCAACTTGAAATAGATAAAATCCTTCGGAACATTCAACTTGCGATGCACCTATGTGCGGTGCCAAGAGTATTTATAGAAAACTCAAGTAAGGTTGTTGGTGCCCATATATCAAACGAGATAGCTGGGTTTGTACGCTTTACCGGACAGCCCCCAATCATTGCGCCTCCGGCTCAGGTAATGCCCGCCGAAGTTTACCAACACTTAGAAAACTTATATCGCAAAGCTTACGAGATAACCGGAATCAGCCAGATGTCTGCAACTTCTCAGAAACCTGCTGGGTTAAATTCTGGCGTTGCCTTAAGGGAATATTCAGACATCGCCTCAGAGCGTTTTAAAGACACCCAGGAGCGTTGGGATCTGTCGATTATGTCAGACGCCCGCATTGTAATCGAGATGTCTAGGGAGCTTTATAAGAACAATAAAGACCTATCTATAAAAGCAGCCGACAAAGGTTTGATTAATGAGATTAAATGGGCTGATTGCGACATAGATGACTCCAAAATGGTTATGCGGATGTATCCAACGTCATTGCTGCCTACTTCGCCGGCAGGAAAACTTCAAACCGTTCAAGAACTACTGCAAGCTGGGTTCATTGACAGAGAAGATGGCCTAGAGCTTTTAGACTTCCCGGACGTTAAGCAATATATCTCAAGCAAAACTTCAAACAGAAATCTTGTTTATAAAATCTTGGCAAAGATCACGGAAGACGGCGAGTATTTTCCGCCAGAGCCGTTTATGGATCTGCAAGCTGCCAAAGGTTATGCCCAAGAATATTACTTGGAATGCAAGATCAATAACCTTGATGACGGCAAACTCGAAATGATCCGAACGTTTATGCAGGATTGCCAGGATCTTATGGACGAGGCACAGCAAGCCGCACAGGCTCAGGCCCAAGCGATGCAGCCCCAGGGTCAGCCAACGGGCGTCCCTGCACCACAACCACAAGCACAATTAATGAGCAACGTACCGCCTCAAATGTAATGAGGCTTTTTGAGATATTTGGAACTTAAATAAGGATTAAGAGACATGACCGACACCCAAGCACAAGCACCAACCGCGACTCCGGCAGCAAGTCCGGTGGTTACAGAATCAGTAACCACGCCAATAACAGCAACACCAACTCCCTCAACGGTTGCGCCGGTTGTAGAAGCCCCAAAAGAAACTCCAAAAGAGATCGAAATACCAAAAAAAACTGAAGAAGAATTAAAGTTTGCGTCCCGATTTGCCGCTATGGCAAAAAAGGAACGTGAGCTTCAAGCTCGTGAGAAAGCGTTAAAGGAAGAAGCAGCAAAATACTCGGATTACGAGCGGGCCGTTAAGGAAGCGAAACAAAACCCTGTAGCATTTATGGAAAAGCACGGGTTGACGTATAAAGAAGTGACGGACTTTATACTTAACGACCGGAAGCTCTCGCCCGAAGCGCAGATAAAGCAGATGCGCGACCAGATGGAAGCCGACAAGAAAGAAAGACTTGATGCCGAACAGAAACGTCAGGCAGAATGGATTGAGAATACCTATAGGCAGCATAAAGCGGAGATTAGGACATATTGCGACAAGGCTACCGATGCGTGTGAGTTAATTCGCGCCTCCGAAAGTTATGATGCCGTTTTTGAAGTGATCGAAGCATACTACCAGAAAACTGGCCAGGTGCTACCGATCGATAAGGCTGCCTCAGAAGTTGAAAATCACCTTGAAGCCGAGGGGAGAAAACTTCTGGCGCTAAAAAAGTTTCAGCCTAAGGTAGTTGAGCCGCCTAAAGAGCCGCTACCCGCAACTACTGAAACCAGCGAAGACACTAACGACCTTTCGGTTAAGACATCCCCCACAACCGTATCAACGTTAACGAACAAAGGCGCGCAAACGGGAACTCCCGTGCCTTCGACCAAACCCAAAACCGTGGAAGATCTTCGCCGTGATGCGATGAAAATCCTCGAAGACGGTTGGAAGAAGAAGCAGGGCGTAGGTTCTACGGTTACCGCTTAGTTCACATTTTTAAAAACTAAAAAGCGCGATGCTAACCCTGCTTTGCAGAAAGCCACTCACGCTAAATACCTTTGAAAGGGTAATATCATGACACAAGCGACCGCACCCGGTCTTGACATGACAACATTAACGCAATAGATCAAAGTGTTGTATAAACCTTCTCTAATTGACTTGGAAGCCCTGTAGAGGGTGACAAGGGCCAAGCTGAAAAGCAGGCTGAACGACTTAACGAGAGGGCTGGGGGTGAAACCAGATGCGAAAGTCTGAACACGACGTATAACGAACGAAGGTCGTGAGAGTGATCCGAAGAGGTTGCTCCCGCCAAATAGGCGAGTAACAAAGTGTTGATGCTGCGTAAACCGTATGATAAGAGAGTGAACCAGAAATGTTAATTTACTTCGTTAAAAATAGAGATAACCAGATCGTTTACATAGGCCAAACGAGGCAACAACTTGTAAACAGAAAAGGTTGTTTCTGGTATCAGGCCAGAAAGGGACGCGGTGCTTTATTAGGGGCCGCGATCCGCAAGCATGGCGAGGATGCCTTTCATTTTGAAGCCTACGAAGTCGTAGAGAATCAAATCGAAGCTAATAACGAAGAAAAAAGACTCATTGCGATTCATAAACCTAAATACAATCAGAAGCCAGGCGGACAAGGCGAGTATAAATGCCATAAAGATCGGCCAAAAACCAATCAATGCGGCAAAAGAACGCTGGAATCATGCCGAAGAATTAAAGTTGCTGCACGAAACAGACGTATAAAGCCATTTATTTGTCATCAAAATGATAAAATTTATGCATCTCCTGTTTTTGCATCTGAGGATTTAGGTTTTTTTCAAAGAAAAGATCGCGCTAACCTTTCAAATGTATTGAATGGCGGCGGATTATCATTTCACGGATTCACTTTCGAATTTTTAGCGCAGGATAAATCTTCTCTGATTAAGCTGGAAACCCCGACGGGGGCGACAGACTGCAAGGGTAATGCTAGCAGTAACGAACTAAGTGAGAAGACCCTACTAAAAAGGGATGCGATAGTCTGAACTGCCGCGATAACGCGAAAAAGAAACGGCAGAAGTGAACGCTTAAGGCTTCACGATAACAAAATGTAAAGACCCGGTTTACAGATCAAGTTATTCAGAATCTAACATACAAAGACAGGCCCCTGCATGCCATGCTCAGCAAATGGACGGATTTTACAGGCCGAAACCTGCAGATTCCTTTGATTTATGGAAACCCACAAGGGCGTTCAGCGACTTTTACTACTGCACAGACACGTTCAACAACTTCAAGCAAGTTGATTGATTTC